ATGATCCAGATCGAGGCCATCGATCCCACAACCCGCGCCGAGCTAGACGATGCCTACCGGGAGTGGCACGACACTCGGCCACACACCACAAGAACCACGAATATCGCCCATGATTCACATTCTTCGCCTGTGTACGTCGAAGAAGCCTTCGTCGAATGGCTACGGCTCGAACGCCCCGAGATTCGATTTGGGGAAACAGGCAATCACTTCCCCAACGGATGACTTACGCATATGCATAGCCTGTCCCGTTATTGTCGAAAGTTGCGGGCGGTCGCTAGCATGACTTTGCGGCGGTGTCAATAGGCCTATGCACAGGCATGCCGCTATGCCCGCGCGCGCTGCTAGCTTCGCCCATGCTGCCTTGGCCTCCTTGCTGCTGGCGCGGTCGGCCTGCACCATGACGAGCCAGTTTTCTGCCGGGTCGTGCATCTCTGCTGCGATCTGTAGCACGTGCTCCATGGTCGGGTAGCTCTGCCCTGTCCTCCACCCGTGCACCGCTTGGCGGTTGATCCCCAGCCGCTTAGCCGCTGCGTTGTCGGATGGGATGGCGCACACCTCCTGCCATTTGTCAAGCATTTTATTTACGTTGGTCATGTCGGGTTCCACTTGACAGTGAGTCCGGTTTGACTTTACATCCGCGCCTGTCCGTTTTCACTTGACGCGGGGTGCGTGATGCTTGGTCTCTCTGCTGGTTGGTCCCTTTTGGCGGTGTCCTGCATGCTCGGGGCCCGTGTCGTTTTTGCGCTGTGGCATCTGAATCGGCGCCTACGGTCTGCGCTTCACGGTGTGCGGTCGTGAGCGGTCACCTCACCCCCGACGGCTACGCCGCCGCCGTCGAAGCGCTCTCAACTTACCGCGACAACTGCGAGGCTGCGGGCTGGCCTGCTTCGTTCTTCGAGGCTTCTGCCGCCCTGGTCGTGTTGGCCGAGGCTCGCGAGTTCGATCTGTCCGCCCCTTCTGTTCCCGGGTCTGGTCATGCGTGCGGCTGACCTCAACAAGTCGGCCCTGAAGGGTGGGGCGGGGGGGGGTGGGCGCGCTTGCGCGCCCCCCCCCCGCCCCGGGGCTTGTCTCCTATTCAACAAGTGGGACGCACGTTGGCAGCGTTGACCACTCGGGCATTTGGCTGCGCCTTGACCCTCTGCGCTCTCGTCTGCGCCGCATGCGTGGTTCCGTGCTCTGTTCCTCCGACCGTCTTGAGGTTGATTCCCTGCGCGGCGGTGTGCGGCTTCGTCGGCTTTTTCTGACCCTGACGTATCGGCCTGGTGAGGTTGATTCGAAGGGGGACCTTTCCGCCTTTCGTGACCGCATGCGCCAGTGGTTTAAGCGTCGCGGTGCTGTCTGTCGTTTCGTGTGGGTCCGTGAGGCTCACAAGTCGGGCCGTCCTCACTTTCACGTCTTGGTCTGGCTTCCCCGTTCTTTGCGCCTTCCTGCCGCTGATGCCTGCGGCTGGTGGCCTCACGGCATGACTAACACTCAGGTCGTGCACTCCGGTGCTGCTTACCTTGCCAAGTACTTGAGCAAGGCCGGTGCTCTGGATTCCCCTGCTTTCCCTAAGGGCTGCCGCATTCATGGTTCCGGCGGTCTTTCGCTTCGTTCTCGTTGGGATCGTCGTTGGTTCCTTTCTCCTCGTTGGGTTCGTGAGGGCTTGGGCGCTGGTGCTGATCCTGTTCGTGTTCGTGGTGGCTGGTGCGACCGTCGTTCCGGCTGCTTCGTTCGTTCCCCGTGGTCCCTTGTCAAGGGCGGGGGTGGTTCCTTTTGGGTTGTTCGATCCTTTCAACTTGGAGAGTCCTGCAATGCGTGTTCAAGTCAAGTCGCTTTCGCCTGATGTTGTCGTCAAGGAGTTTAACGGGGTCCGTTCCGAGTACCGGCGTTATCTCTGCGATGTGGTCTTTGCTGATGGTCAGACGTCTTGTGTCATCGACCGTCGTTTGACCGATCCCGAGTTGAAGCCCGGCCTTTATGAGCCCTCCTTCCTCTCCGCTGAGTTGGCGCGCGGTCGCGTGTCGATCTCGCTTCATTCGCTCGTTCCCGTCAGCGCTAAGGCTTGACGTTCGTGGCCGGCTTCTCGCTCCGTCTTTTGGTGCTGGCGGTCGGCCTCCTTCTTCTGTTTTTCGGTCGTGAGTCCTCGCTGTGAATGGCTATCTTTGTACCGCGCTTGATTCCACTGGCACCACTTGTACGACGTGGGTTGCTTCTGCTGGTCTTTTGCCTGCGCTCTCGATCTCCGACGCCTTCACCATCGCCGCGTGTTTTCTCGGTGCTTGGGCGCTCGCCTACACCTTCCGTTACATCGCTCGCATGATTATCCGCTGACTGTATGCCTGCGCTCAATCTTGTTCCCGTCACTTCCGCGCTCGGCACTGCCTTGGTTTCGGCGCTTTCTGCTGTCGGTGCTGCGATGTTCCTTCCTGCTGGTCTCTTCGTCTCCTTCTGGCTGCTCGTTTGGCTCGTTTATCCGTCCGGCGTGCATCAGCTTTGGCTTTCGTACCGCGAGCGTCGTTTGTTCGATTCTGCTTCGTCGGCTCCTTCCTTCCGTGCGCGTCGTGTCCGGCCTTTGTGGGCTTCGGGTCGGCAGTTTCCCGCTGAGGTCTGGAATGCCCCGCAGTCGCTGGGCGAGGCTGAGGGCGGCGCTTTTGAAGCCTCCGGGATACCCGCGGAGGACGCGGAAGTTTTCATGTAGCGAATTCCCGCCCCGCGTTTCCGGCGCGTGGGGGTTTCGGGTTCCTTGCCGGTTGGAGGTTCTATGTTGAATCGTGCGCGTTCCGCTGCGGCCAAGTTCAAGGCCGCAGTTCATGACGAGGTGGTCGCTCGTCTCACTCCCGGTCGTGTGGCTGCTGCCACGTTGGCCGCTTCCGTGTTCGGCTCGGGCATGGCCTTCGGCCAGACCACGGGCAGCACGTCGGGCGGTATCGACGTGTCCTCGGTCACCTCGGCGTTCACCAGCCTTGACACGGCGATTGGCACCGTGGGCGGTCTGATCATCGCCGCCGCTGCGCTGGCCGTGACCTACAAGTGGGTCAAGGGCATGATTTTTGGTTGATGCCCTCGGGCCTTCGCGGCCCGGTCGTTCGCTGTCCGCTTCGCCTGGTGGGGGGGCGGACATTTTCTAAACCGTGAGGTGACGAGGTGGAAGGGTGGATCGTACTGGCTGGCTGTCTGTCGGCGTTCTGGTTGCTGTTTCAGCGCTCGTGATTCTGGGCGGTCTTGCATCGCCGCGACGCGCGCACGCTCTCACAACGCCGCCACCGTTCACGATGGGCTATGGCGGTGCCTCTGCTGATGGTCTGGACGCCTCGGGCGGCTCGTTCGGCTCCGCGTCGTTCACCATCTCGGGCGCTGGTAGTGCTGATGGTGTCTATTCCGCATCGACCTATTGGAACCCGCAGACCATCGGCAGCTTGGCGATTGACGCCCTGGATGCCTCGGGTATCTTCGATGGTGGCCTTTCCGACATCCTCGGCGGTGCGCTTACTGCCTACGGCCTGTACGTGGACGCGCAGGGCCACGTCTACACCTCGAACCCCGACAGTCCGCAGTACAAGCAGTACGCGGGCTGCGCGCAGTACGTGACGACCTGCTATTACGTGTCCGACAACGGTCAGACGTACACGTTTTCCAGCCTCTCGGATGCGCAGACTTTCGTCGAGTCGAATCTCACCCCTGCCCCGGCTGGCTGGACCGAGACCTACACCGTACAGGGCGAGCAGGTCTGTTCGCTTCAGGAGCCGCCCGGCGGCTCTCCTACGTACACGGTCTGCAACGATCTCCAGATTGACAACGGCACCTGTAACACTGCGGGCGGTTGCCCGAGTGCTCCTAACCCCGACCAGCCTCAGCTCGCGACCCCGCAGCAGATCGCGCAGGCGCTCGCGGCTGAGGATCCCGGCATAGCTCCGCAGCTTGTCAACAACGCGCAGGGGCAAGAGTTCAACACCCCGAACGTGCAGCAGGCCGCGACCGCTCTTGATACGCAGATCGCGACCGAGACTGGGCAGACCGTCTCTAACCCGGAACCCGCCCCCGCGTCCTCTACCGCTCCCGCTCCTGCCGCGACGACGCTGCTCGACCCGGCGCCGGCGTCGAGCGCTCCGCAGTCCTCGCCTTCGGCAAACTTGCCGGCGTTCTGCTCTTGGGCGGCTGTGGTGTGCGATTTCATCAACTGGATGGAGACCAAGCCGCAGCAGCAGGCACAGCCGACGCTGCCGGTAAATCCCGCCCCTGCTGGTTCGTCGTGGTCTTCGGGCCTCGGTGGTGGTTCGTGCCCCGCGCCGTATCCCTTCCAGGTATTCGGCACGTCGTACGCGCTGGACCTGACGCCCATTTGCACGTTGATGACTGACATTCGCGGTTTGGTGCTTGCCGCGTGTGCGCTGATCGCCGCGTTTATTTTGTCCGGCACGACTCGGAGGGTTTGACATGTTCGCTGCACTTGGTGAGTTGCTCACGGGCCTGCTTGGTGGCCTCCTTGCTCGTGTTCTGATCGGCGCCGGCATGGGTGTCGTTACGTACGGCGTGCTGAATACCGCCGTCGCGGCTGGCCTGAATGCGATGGTGTCGCAGTTCTCGGGCATGCCGGCCGACATGCTCAACCTGTTGTTGCTGTCCGGCGTGGGGCAGGGCTTGTCCATCATCGGATCGGCGATGACTGCTCGCGCTGCGATGCGTGCCGCCTCGGTCGGCGTCGGGATGGCGTCCACGTCCTCCGGTGGTTCCTTTTCCTCTTGATCTCTGCGGGGTGATTCGATGTTGACACTGATCACGGGGGCGCCTGGTTCAGGTAAGTCCTTGCGTGCTGTTTTCGAGCTAAAGAAGGCGCTTGACGAGGGCCGGCCGTGCTTCGCCGATATTGACGGCTTGAACATGCCTGGGGTGAAGCCGTGCCCTGCTGACTGGCGCGAGACCCCGGAGGGTTCGTTCATCGTTTACGACGAGGCACAAAAGCGCCCCGAGTTCGCGAGCACGGGCCGGCCTGGGCTGTCTGAGCATCCCAGCGTTCGCGCGCTGAACGAGCATCGCCACACGGGTCACGACATCATCTTTTGCACACAGATGCCGACGATGATCCATCACCACATCCGCGGCCTTGTGGGCCGGCATGTGCACGTGCACCGCGGCGCGGGTTTGAGCCTGGTCAACGTTCGTACTTGGGACACGGTGCAGCTTGACCCAAACGACTACCACGCGAAGCAATCGGCCGACGTCGAAGGTTGGAAGTTCCCGAAGGAGCTTTTCCCGCTTTACAAGTCCTCCACGCTGCACACCCACAAGGTGCGCATTCCGCGCAAGCTGAAGTTGGCCGGTGCTGCGATTGTTCTGCTGCTGATCGCTCTGGCTTTCGGCGTGCATCACGTGATGGCCGCGTTCCATGCTGAGGACCACGGCTCGCTGACGGCGAAGTTGCGCGCCGCGCGGTCGGGTCATGTCGGGCTCGGCCCTGCTGGTGCCAGTACGGCCGCCCTGTCGCCTAAATGGAAGTGGACGGAGGCGCGCACGGTTCCGCCTGTGGCTGGCTGCTTCTCGTCGGGTAACATCTGCGGCTGCTATGGTCGCAACGGGCACCTGTTGGACATCACGCACGCCGAATGCCTTACGGCTCTATCTCGTCCGTTGCCGCTCGATCTGTACGGCTCGCGCGGTGGTGGGCGTGGACGCATGCGCCCCGGCGCTGCTGGTGCTTCGTCCTCGGTCCTGCCGCGCCCTGCGCTGATCTCGCGCGCCCCGGTCGTGGCATCGTCGGGCGGTTCGCAGTCGGGTTGGGGTACTCGATCGAGCGCGCTGCGGGTTGACTACGTGCCGCCTACCTATCACGGGGCCAGCATGCGGCCTGGTGCTGGTGTTGGCGCGGGGGCGGGGCAGTGA